GTCCTTCAGGCTGGCTAGCTTGGCCTTGGCCGACTCCAGGTGCTTGGTGACGCCCGCGAGTTGCTTCTCCCACTTCAGGAGGCTGCGGCCGGTGGAGTCGAGTTGCTTGAGCAGTCGGTTCTCGGTGCTGCCGTGGGTGGCTTTCTGGATGATGCTGCGCCACTGGTTCAGCGCCTGCACCAGCGAGCCGACCGAGTCCGGGCGGGCGAACGCGTTCCCGAACTCGCTGCTGCGGTAGCCGGCCATCCAGCCGAAGTGGGAGATCGTCAGGTCGCCCATGGCGTCGTGGCGGGCCTGTGCCTCCGCCTTCGCCTGCTCTCGCGCCCGCTGCTGGGCCTTCGAGACCTTGCCGCCCCTCGCGAACCCGGCCAGCTTCAGGCGCCCGGCGTTGAGCATGTCGAGGAGCCCCACGCCGTACTTGCGGACCGCCGACGCCTGAACCACATACTCGGAGTCCGACACACGCACCGGGCCGGACGGCAGCATGGCCGTGATCGAGTCCGAGGTGGGCGAGCCTGGGCCCTGGATGTAGCCGCCCTCAGGGAAGCCCTGGACGACCCCGCCGTTCGCCCGCCTGGGGAGGGTGGCGACCAGTCCGCCGTGCGCGCCGCCCGCGTTGGGTCCGCGTCCGCCCTTGCCGGTGTAGATGGTGCGGTGCTCGGTGGTGAGGACGATGTGCTTGTCGCGCAGGTTGGCGATGGCCCCGGCCACGCTCGCAATGACGCTCAGCGCTCCACCGGCCGTGGCACTGATTTTGACCTTGCCGTTCGGGAGGCGCTTGACCTTCATCCCGAACGACTCCAGCACCTGCTCCGCGGTCTTCGACAGCGTGCTGAGAGTGACGGACTTGGAGCGCGGGGAGCGGCGGACGGCGGCGTTGAAGTTGTCGAGGTCGCGGGTCGCATCCTCAGTGTCCATCCGGACCTTGGCGGTCTTGTCCGGGATCTTTAGGATCTGGGCGGCGAGCGCGCGGGCCTCGTCCTTGGACAGGCCCATCGCCTCAGCGTTCTTGATCAGCTGGGCGCGGCCCCGCGCATAGATCCCATTGACCGTCTCCCAACTCGCACCTGCCTCACGCTGACTAGCCGCAGCGGAATCAGTCTTGTCGGCGAGATCCTGCAGCGCCGTAGCAGCCGCCTGCGCCTTCGACGAGTTCAAGTCGAGGACGCCGTTCGTCATGCTCAGCGCGCCGTGGTTCTTCTTCGCCGCCGTCGCCGCCGCATCAATGGCCGCCTCAAACCCGATCATCCCGCCGAGGCCCTGGCGGTTCACGTCGTTCAGCGCCTGAATCGCCCCACGCAGACCATCCGCAGACTGCTTCTGCTCCGCCAACTTCGCCGACGTCACCTGCGCCGCCGCACCAAACAAGCCCATCGACTCCGCGGCCTGCTGCTGCTCGAACTTCGCGTCAGCCAGCACCGAGTTGTACTCGGGGAACAGCTTGGACACGTCCTTCAGGCTGTACCCCTGCTTCAACGCCGCCGCCTTGATGGCGTCGAAGTCCTTCGCGGCCTCCTTGGCGTAGCCGCTCGACACCATGCCAGCCAGCGCCTTGTCCAGGGAGTCGAAGTCGCCCTTCAGCGCGTTCAGCGAGTCGTGGCCGTCCGTGATGTCGTGGACAGCACCCTTGACCTTGTCGGCGAGATCATCCAGGCCGGGGATACGGAAACCGAGCGCAGTACTGTTCATCTGCTCGGTCTTGTGGTTCAGCTCGCCAATCTTTTTGACGAGGCCGTCCACGTCACCGAACGTGCTCTTCAGTTCGCCCGTGAACCGGCCCGTGCCCGCAAGCTGCTTCAGACTGGCGGTCAGCTTGTCGACATCCGGCGGCGCACCCCGCGCCTTATCCGCGAGCGCCTTGATCCCCAACGCCACCAGGGCCAGGCCACCGATGACGAGCGATGCTTTCGCAGTCGCGCCGAGCGCCCCGAACCCAGCCCGCAGACGGGCCGTCGCACCCGTAGCCCCTGCCATCGCCGTCGTCACGGCCGTGACCCGGGTCCGCAGCGTGGCGAACGCCTCCCCGACCGCCGCGATACCAGCACCACCCAGCTTGATCAGCTTGAACGCCGCGTACACCTGCATCAGATGGCCCACGAACGACGCCGGAAGCGACGCCACCAACTTCGCGAACGCATTCACCAACGTCAGCAGACCGGGCCCGGCCTCCGACGCGCCCTGCAGGATCTTCCCGATGGCCTGCGCCAAGTTCGACAGCGTCTCCTTGACCGCCGGGCCCTGCGCCCTCGCGTACTCGATGAACGCCATCAGCGGGCCGTGCGCGTTCCCTTCAGACAGGACCCGAGCGAAGTGCAGGGCGCCGTCCGTCGCCTTCTTCAGCGAGCTGTTGGCAAAGTCCGAGACCTTCTTCGACAGGACATCAAACCCCTGCGTGTTGACCGCCCCGCCAAGCGTCGTCACCAGCCGATCGAACTGGACCGACGTTGCCTGCACCATCGGCGTCAGCTTCGGCAACAACTGGCCCGCGACCGCGAGGCCCTTCGTGAACACGGGCATCGTGTCCTTGGCCAGCGACTGGGACCACGTCTGGAACTGGCCCGTCAACACACCCAGCCCCGCAGCAGCCCGGCGGGTCGCCGGGTCCAAGCCCTCCACCATCGCCAGATACTGGCCCTCAGCCTGCGCGGCCTCCTTCGACGTCGCACCATGCTTGGCCACCGCAGCGGAGTACTTCCCCTGCGCATCATTGGCGGCCTTCATCGCCCCAAGCTGCCCCTTGACGGCCAGCGCGAACGCACCAACCGCCACGCCGGCCGCGCCCGCCCGCACCGCGATCGGCACCATCGCCGCAGCCACCGGCACCGCCGCCGGCGCCAGGCTGAGGAGCGTCGCCTTCAGGTCTTTGAAGGCGCCGTCTCCGTCGCGGGCGGTGCGGGAGAGGCGGTTGATGGTCTGGTTGACCGAGGTGATCCCGGGTCCGGTTGCGTTGTTGACGCGGACTGTGATGATGACGTCGTCAGACATCGTCCACCTCCCCTCTGTCGCGTCCGCCGCCCAGTTCTTCGATCTTCACTAGGCGCATGAGTTCGGTGTCCTCCGCGAGGAGGGAGGACAGGGTGTAGCCCGGGAACCGCTCCAACAGGCCGAGCAGAAACCGGGCGCGGGTCAGCTCGCCAGGCTCGGTGACAGTGCTTCCATCGGGATGGATGCCACCTGGGACGGTTCGCCAGAGGTGGAGGTCTCGGGCAAAGGGTCGGCATCGTGGACCCCGATCAGGGTCTGGATCCACGCGTTGTTGAGCGCGGCCACGAGGTCGTGATCGAGCTGCTTGACCGCGTCCATGGTGGTCGGCACGGGTTGCCCGTTCTCGTCTTCGAGGTTCCACGAGATCAGATGCTCGACGAACCGGCGCACCGACGCGGCGCCGTTCGTCTCTCCCTCGCCGCCGTCCAGGCCGGTGACCTGCTCCCACTCGCCGTAGGTCATGCCGGACAGCCTGGCTTCGGCGCCGTGGAACTCGTGGCCCTCGTCGAACCGCACCACGTACGTCTTGACCTTGGTCTTGAAACCCATCAGCTCATCTCTCCTGGTGCGGGCAGGTGCCGCCGTTTATCTGTCGGCCGAGGTTGCAGTTGTGGCAGAGCACCCGGAACCCGGCCGGGTAGTTGTGGCGGCGCAGCCAGGTGTAGAACCCGCCCCCGCCTGTCTCCTGACGGTGAGCGTGGCCACCGCCGTTGATGTGGTCCAAGGCGAGAAAGACGAGCATGCCCTCGCCGCAGCACGCACATGTGGGCGTCTCGCCGCCGTACGCCTGAAGAGCTTCCAGCCGCACCCGGCGCCGTGCTTCCCTGCGCTTCTCGTCGAGCGTCGCGTCGCGGCATTCCGGCGAGCAGTAGCGGCGCTGCTCCATCGATCCCACGAACTCCTTGCCGCACCGGGCGCATGGCTTCGTGACGGTCGGACGGCACGCCGCACACAGCGTCCGGACGGTGCTGCCGAGGCGAGCGAAGGGCTTCCCGCACGACTCGCATCGAGAGGAGGTCATGCCGCCGTTGCGACACTGCATGCACTGGTTGCGGTAGCCGCCCGTATCGTTCCGGCGTGCGAAGGCTCCGAGTGGCTTGGTCTCCCGACATTCCCGGCAGACCTTCATACCCTCGGGTGCCGTGAGGCCGAGGCACGCGTCGCAGCGTCCGCAGTTCCTGCATGGCTTGTCGTGCTCCTTCCTCGGCGGCTTCGGCTTTCTTAGCGCGGCTGCCATCTCGGGGCGGCATTCGGTACACCAGGCGTGTGCCTTGCCGCAAGGTTTGATGTTGTACTTGCCGGACGATGCTCCGCCCATGAACTGGCCTCCAAGCCTCGGTGACTTGGATATCCTATCGGCCAACTAGCGGATGCTTGCCCCGACTTGGGCCTAGCTCCAGGTCGGAACTTGGCCATCGGCAAGAGCGCCAGGCGCACTCCACGTAAGTTCGCCGCTGTCGGCGCGGGTGAGCTGGTAGTCGGAGAACAGGATCTCCCCGGCGAGCGTGACGCCG